TGGTGTCGATCTTGACCTCCTCGACAACGAAGAGCCAGCCGAAAAGGCTGCCCCAGACGCCCTTGAGACGGGCGACTTTGTTACCTGGAATTCAAGCGGCGGAGCCGCCAGAGGAAGAATTACCAGAGTTGTCAAGAGCGGGAAGGTGAGCATCCCTGATTCTGATTTCACTGTTCAGGGAACCCCAGAAGACCCGGCTGCCCTCATTAGAGTCTACCAGAAGAGCGGCGAGGGCTGGGCGGCCACTGAAACCATTGTTGGCCACAAGTTCTCTACCCTCAGAAAGATTCAGCCGCTTAAGGCTGGGGTTGACCTAATCGATACCTCCAAGGCCGTTGAGGTTGAAGGGCAGCAGGGCGCAGACAAGGCGCCACTCGTTGGGGCCCTCTACACGCTTCTTTCGGAGGCGACAGCCTTCTACCTCAAGGCACATGGTGCCCATTGGAACGTGGTTGGAGAGGGCTTCTCTCAGTACCACGATTTGTTTGAAGAGATTTATGAGGACGCCCATGCGTCACTCGATCCAATCGCCGAGAGCCTGCGAAAGCTAAACTCCCCGGCGCCAGCAGAATTGAAAGATCTTGCTGGAATGGTCAACAGCGCCCCGCGCGCAGAAGACTATGAGGCGGAATCTCTTGCGGCAGATCTGTATGCCGCAAACGAAAAGCTTTTGGAAAACATCATGGTCGCTTTCAAGGTGGCCAGCGATGCCAACCAGCAGGGTATTGCGAATTTCTTGGCAGAGCGCCAAGACATGCACCAGAAGTGGTCATGGCAGCTTCGTGCCTCGCTTGCCCCAGAGGAGGAAGAGTCAATGGAAGACGAAAAGCCGGAAATGCCGGGCGATGCTCCGGAATCAGAAGAAAGCAGTGTGGAGAATACTATGGATAGCGAACTTGAGAAGAAGACCCGTGTGACCGTTACGGTCAGCACGGACAACGAAGATAAGCAGCCAGTAGCGGCTCCAGCAGTTTCGGAAGACGAGACTGTTGCCCCTGAGGATAAGGAAGAGGTTAAGGCCTCTGCTACCCCAGACGGCGAGGAAGACGCTCCGGTCGAGGAGCCTGAGGAGGCCGAAGAGCCTGCTAAGGACCCAGCCGTTGCTGCACTTGAGGCGCTTGGCGCCAAGCTTGTCGAGGAGGAGAAGTCCCTCGACGGCGATGAATCATCCGTACAGCCGGAAGCGGCCGAGGCGGAAGTTGTTGTTGAGGCCCCCGTTGAGGAGGCCCCAGCAGCGGAGGTTGTCGAGGCTGACGTGGCTCCCCTTGAGGAAGTCAAGTCAATCGCAAAGTCCGCTCTCGATGCAGCCAATGCTGCTCACGAGGAGGTCGCTGCCCTTGCGGCAAAGGTGACCGAACTCGCCGAGTCAAAGGCCAAGGTCGAAGAGGATCTGTCGAAGGCTCTTGATCTCATCGAGCGCATTAGCGCTCTTGGGGTTGGGCGAAAGTCCGTTGACGTCCCGCAAGGAATTCAGGTTAAGGCCGCGGAGACCGCTCCGTGGTTGAGCCCATATGTACAGCGCGTCCTTGAGGCGCAGAAGGATTAATAGATCATGAGTGAGATTCGTGAGAAGCTCCAGGACGTCGAGCGAGGCCTTGCCTCGTTGAACGACGGCCATGTTGGTCGCGAGATCGACGTTGAGAAGAAGAGCACGTTTGACCCAGCAGAGGCCTATGCCGTTCAGCGCGAACTTCGCAAGAAGTTCTCGAAGATGTCGGCCACCGAGCTCAATGAGATGCTCGATGTTCAGGCTTCGGCTCAGGTTGGCAAGCAGGCCGATTCGGCAGTGCTTAACCAGCTTGCGATGTCGAACCCAGCAATCGCTAAGGCCCTTGATAGCTCGGCCGGTACGGCGCTTATTCGCCAGGACCTCGAGCCTATTCTTTACAGCCTTTTCGTAAAGAAGTTCCCATTCTTTGAGCGCATCCGCAAGGAGCCGGCAAACGGCCTCGTGCACGCGTTCAACCAGCAGACCGCCTACGGCGATGCAGTCTTCCAGACGGAGACCGGCACCGTGACGGATGACACCGCGACCTACGCGCGCCAGACGACTAACGTCGCCGTGCTCGCCACCCGCCGTGGTATCACGCTGAAGAATCAGTTCGCGCTTGGTCAGGGCGGCTCGCCGTTCAATGGCCTTTCGCAGGAGCTTGGCAGCGGCGTCACCGCCATTGCGCACAAGCTTCAGAAGACCCTGTTCCAGGGCAACGCAACCGTTACCACGGGTGCGGGCGCAGCGACCGAGCTTGGTGCCTATGATGCCAACTCGTTCGACGGCCTCCGCAAGCTCCTTGGCACGGCCGCTGCTGCCGGCAACGAGATCGTTGGCAAGGGTACGGCTTCGTACCTCTCCACGATCAACACTGCTGTCGCTGGCGTCCTTGACAACGGTGGAAACCCATCAGCGATCGTTTGCACCCCGACGGACTACGCCGGTCTTGTAAACGAGCTTACGAACCTTGTTCGCTACAACGCCCCTTCGCAGGTTGACCAGCTCGCTGGCGCAACCTTCGGCTCGGTCGTGACGGCGGCTGGCTCCCTGCCGATCCTTGCGGTCCCAGGCGACGCCATTGGCGCGTATGCAATCTCCGGAACCGACTACCGCGATATGTACGTGGTTGACGAGTCCGGCTGGTCGATGCCGTACCTCGGTTCGGACTCGATCACGACGCTCGAGATTCCAATTGGCGTGAACGGCGCCCTGACGCGACTCTACATCATGTATGTGATGCAGGGCTTCGCGAACAAGGCTCCTCAGTTCCAGGCCAAGATTCGCGTAACCGTCTAATCTAGTCAATTTGCTGAAGGGACCCCGGAGCAATCCGGGGTCCCGGAAGCGTTAGGAGCGGAAAATGTTTGATGAGAAGAAGGAAGCTCCTGCGGTGGATTCCGCAGCAGTAGCCAAGAAGGCCGTTGCGGCTGCAAAGGTTGCTGTTGCCGACGACCAGATTGTCAAGATTCGCAATCACAGCGGCCTTTCATCCCTGGTACTCGGCGACGGCACCGTCGTTCGTTTCCACCTTGGAGTTGGCAGCATTAAGGCTAAGTACCTTGTAGAAGCAGTTGCACAGGGTTGCACCGTAGAGGCGGAACCAGCTGTTGCCCCTGCAAAGAAGGAACTCACCGATGCCCAAAAGGCTGAGCTGGAGAAGGTTTTCGGCAAGGCCGAGTAATTAACTCCGTAGTTTGCGGTGGGGCTCGCAGGACACTTAATAGGTGCCATGCGGGCCCCATTGCTTTAGGATGGACAAATGATAAGAGTCACCGTAAACATCGATAACCCAGCAACAGCGGCGTCTTCCTATACCCACATCCAAATCGGGCGAGCATCGACTGAGGCTTACGCTAACGCCCAGAACGGAACGTTTACTAACCTGGGTTCCGTCTTGGCCCTGGACTCAAAGGTTGGCGTATATAACTACACGGATTCAGGGTACCCAACTAACTACTGGTACTCTTATCGCCTATTCAACTCGGGAACGTCAGCTGCCAGCTCGTGGGCTACCGCGTTTCAGGGCAAGGAGCTCGGCTATATCACCGTATCTGAGTTTAGGGAATACGAACTTGGCGCTATTAGCATGCCAGACGGAACGGAGTCAACGGACAATCGTCTTGAGCGCCTAATCTCTGTAGCCTCCTCAATGGTTGATGCATATTGCGGGTTCTCTTTCCAGTACCTTGCGGCAACCGAGCAGCACGTCTGGAACCAAGAAACCAGACGGGTATTCCCGTATAACGCACCAATTATTGATGTTGAGTCCCTGGAGGTGTTCGTTAGCAACACCCAGAAGGCAACCTTCAGCAACACCGACCTTTTCCTGAATAACACACAAAATTACGTGGAGGTCACCAGCCTCGCAAATGTCACATACTCGCTGTTCCCGGCAATTGTTGCCCTCGGGCTAATTAACCCAGTTGCAAAGATTGTGTACACACATGGCTACAAGGTCCCACCGCATGAAATTAAAGATGCAACTGCGCTAATCGCCATTGACCTTGCAGCAAGAGACTCGCTATACCAGAGCGGCATGGGTCTCCTGACAAGGCTGACAGTTGGCGATACCACGATGGAGCGCCTGCCACAAGTTGTTGGCGGTCGCTATTCAGCGCTCTCTATCCCGCCAACAGCTGCGGCCATCCTTGACCAATACGTATCGGTGTCTCTGAGATGATTCCAGGGGCAATGGCCACAGTCACCCTCAAAAGAAAGGGGATGTCAAGCCAGGCGGCTGACGGAACCCCAATCACAACAGACGAGACCATATGGGTCAAGAAGTGCCACTACCAATCCCTGAGGGAGGATGGCAGCCGCGACTACGCAACGCAGACTGGTATGGCAGCTCGACAGGTGTATCGCTTCTGGACCCCATACCTTGAGGGGCGAGATAGGCCAAGGCTAAATGATCGGCTAGAAACCGATGGCCTCGAGTTCCGCGTCATCGCGCTAGACTTCGAGGCCATCCGTCACCATCTGCTGCTTAGGGCAGAGCGAGTCGATCGCTAGTCAATCCTGCACGGCATGACCTTCAGGTCATCCCAGCCGTTCTCATTGACCGCCAGTGTCAAGATGCCTGAAGGGGCGTCAACCCCCGCGACCTCTCGGTACCACTGGGAGCCACCGTCAAGCGACGGGGCCTGAATGTGGGTCCTTGCGCCATGCTGAGCAAGGGCAAGGTGATGGTAATGCCCCGTGAGGAGCAGCGTGGCGTCAGAGACTGGGGCCATTCCCAGCGCCTGTCGAGCCCACCAGTTTTCAATCTTACCGATGGCATTTCCGCCGCCGCGTCGGGCCTGGTGCCCGTGAGCAAGGGCGACGATCGTCCCGTAGACGTCAATGGTCACGGTTAGGTCGTTCTTTGGGATCACAAACTTAACGTGCCCATACGCCTCTTCGTTTGCGGCAAGAATCTCTGCAACCTGCTCAAATACGGCAACGTCGTCGTTGTCGCCAAAGGTAGTGAATGCCTTACCGCCCTTTCGGTTTTCACCGTGGTTTCCAGGGATACAGGCAACCAGCATTTCCGGCGCAAACTTAGACCACTGTGTGAGCGCCTTGGTAATGAGTCGGCGAGCAACGGTTACCTGCTCTCGGCGGTCAAGGTCTGTCTGGAATGCTTGCATGTCGTAGTGACCGTCGCAGGACTCAATGATGTCCCCAAGGCCAACAACTACAAGCTTAGATAGCGGCCTACCAGCCTTTCGAAGCTCTTTCCAGCGGCTCTCAACCTCGTTGATCCCCGCAAGGAAGCGCTCAACGATCTTGGCGCTGCCGCCATTCTCACCCTTGCCCAGCTGAAGGTCTGAGATGGCGACAACCATTGCCGTGCCATTGTCAGTAACCTCAGGTCGAACAAAACGATGCTTCTTAATCTCGTCAATAATTTCCTGAACGTCCGACCCCATGGAGGCCGCCTTGCGCACAACCTTGCCCTTCCACTGCCTGTTCAGCACGCCGAGCGTGTCGCCCCAGACGTTGAAAAGAACTGGCTCTACAACGTCAAAATGCTCTGGGTCAAGACCCCAGACCTTGAGAACAGTAGCCCAATCTGGGGCGTTCTCTGCGGGCATTCCCGTCGTGGTGATGGTTCCCTCATTGCCGTTCCAAGACACACCGGGCTCCCAACCCTCTGGGTGCTGGCGCTTTGGCCGTCTCTCAGCCTGCATTTCTGTCTGGATTGCCTTGATTTCGTCTAATGGGTTTCCCACTATTCGCACCTACACTCTCTTCGGCGATGTCGGGCAAGCGTATGCGGCTTGGCGTCATGGCCATTCTTTAGCAACCATCTAGAGATGGCGCTAGAGTCAATAGAAAGATCACCCAGAGCTGCGACCATCGCGTCCCGCTTCTCTCCGTCAACGGAGGACAGGATGGCCTTAATGCTGCACTGTGGACCCTTCTTTGTGGATGTTCCACGGATCTCTTCCAGAATGTTCTCTACAGACATACGTGCTCCTTCTTTGACGGTAGGACATTCACCTACCGAGACAGCATAACAGGTATACGGATACTTTTCCACATGTGCACACAAATGTGTACGGGAAAGAGGAAGCCCCGGTGGGGCGTCACCGGGGCTTCCTGGAAGGAGGGGTTCGGGACCCCTCGCTGTTACTTGCCGAGAAGGCGGCCTAGCAGGCTCTTCTTCTTAGGAGCCGCACTCTTTTTCGCGGGGCTCTTCTTGGCTACCGGCTTTGCTGCCGGCTTGCCTGCCTTCTTGGCTGGGGCTGGCTTTGGAGCGACCTTCTTCTTGTCTGCCATTTCTATATTTTCTCCCACTATATGACTTACGGCTAACTGCCGCAGTGTCACTATAGCACATTACTTGGCAGGCTCTTCGTCGTCCCAGCCCTCGCCAGCAAGGCTGCCAGCAAGCTGGTCGGCAACTCCGTCGCCGTCCGTGTCGATTGCCGAGCCGGCAATGTGGGAAGTATCCGCAAGGGCGGCTTTCTCCTCAGCCTTTACGGCCTTTGCCTTGCCAACGCCAAACTTCGTGTCCTCTGGGTTGAGGGCGCGAACGATGACCTGGAGGGTTGCCGCAATGGCGCCAGAAGCCACAGTCCGGAAGTCGTCATTGCTCATGTCCAGGATTGGAGCCCCGGTTGCCAGCATGACGGCGATACCGGTCGCAAGTCCAACGCGGAACGCCTCAAGAAGCGCCTCGTCAACGCCAGTATTGTCCAAAATCCACTTAATCTTTGTCCACAATGCCATGATATTCTCCTGCTTACTTCTTAACGCCTGTACCGCCGCACGCTGGGCACGGGGTTGGCTTTACCGGGGCCGCCGGCACGGGCGCTGGGGCAGGCTGCACAGCCGCCTTCTTTGCCTCAACGATGATGATGTGCTTAAAGGCCGGGGCCACGTGCTTCTTAGAGAGGCGCTTTGAGTCTGCCAGGGTAAGAAGGATCTTCTCGTCAATCTTTACTCCGAACTGCTCATTTCCCTTGCCAGAACGCGTTGGGCAGACCCACTGCCAGCCGTCCTCTGGGTCATAGACCGCGGAGGTCATATGCCCATAGGTGCGGTTAGGCTGCTTCTGCTTCACCCACCACCAACGCTTCCACCGGGCGTGCCACTCAGAGACCTCTAGGTCTGCCGGGTAGCCAAATGGCTGCTCGACCCAGACCCCAAGGGCTGCGCCGGCTTTTGCGCTGGCAATGACATCGTTCCAGTCCTTTGCCCAGCGGGCATTGGCGCCAAGCTGTCGTGCCGTCAGGATGAGGTCGCCAAGCGTTGATCCGTTGTCGCTTACGCCCTGCTTGTCGATCTTTCCGGTTGCCTTGGTCTTTGCTGCGATCCCGTCTGCGGCGCTAAAATCGCCACCGGGAGCATACTTGTTAACCCAGGAAACCATTGCGGCGACTGAGGATGGACCGCAGTCGTCCAGAATTCCACCCTTTTCCTCGTGGTCGAGCTGAGACTTAACCCTATACTTCATAGCCTACTCCTAACTTAGCCCCTAGTTGAGGCTTAGTCATTATAAGCTATATAAGACCCTCAAACTACCCCTCGAGTTCTGCTATTCTCTGCTCAAGCTCAACGATCCTTGATCGCAGCAAGCGCATTGCCGAGGCCAGGGCTGGGGCAAGCATCTCATACTGAACCGCCTCAGCGCTTCCGTCTTGGTTGTAGTTTACAAATTTGCTCCCAATCGGATTTTCTGCCATCTCTTCAGCAATGTAACCAAACTGCAACGGAGCACCGGCACCAAGAGTTTCAACGTCTTTCTTCGTCTGATAAGAAACTGGAACAACATCTAGTATTGAATCAGAGTCTTCAATTGCCAGAATGTTTGTCTTATATTTTCTGCTTGATGTGTGAGCATAAATTTGCAAAACGCCGAGTCCGCTTGGGGCGGCACCCTGGTACACCCACCTCAGCGCGTAGGTATTGCTGCTACTTGCGTTTGTTTCAAAAGTTCCAGAAATAACATCTGTTGTTGAGTTTCCAAGGGTGACGTTTGCAGACATTGTAACGTTCCCAGTAAAAGATCCAGTTGTTGCAGAAATCCCGCCCTGGAGGTTAAGGTCATTATTCATATTGAATCGGCTATTTGCGCTGTCAAACGACAGTGTTGCGCCAGCGGTCGTTGATGCTCCTCCGTATATCCTTACCGCCCCATCAACTCCAGCTCTACCGTATACCCGCAAGTCTCCCGCAACGCTTGATCCATTACCAACCTGCATCAACATTGTTGGCCCAGCGTTCTGGCTGGCCAAAAGATAATCTGTTCCAATAGGACCGACGGCAAAATACCCATCAAATACCCTGACGTTACCATTTACGTCCATTCTTATTCTTTCGTCAAAGGAGGCCGGACTTTGCGTAAAGTGACCGATGCTTAAAACTTCGTTATTTAGAACCGCAAGGTCACCAATGTTTGAAGCCTTGCTAATCAGAACCCCAGGCTTCGAGCTTGATCCAGATGCTGTTACGGTTGAAAGGAATGCATTAGTAGCCTCTACGTTGCCACTTTGTCCAACTTTAAAGTTTGTAGAAGTAATTGAGTAGTAGTCGGTTACCTCGTTCCCTGTTCCGTATGGAGAAAGGGTTGTGGTATTTACAGTCCCGGTGACTGTTGATATGTATTTTAACGTTGATCCAGTTGTTCCGGATATCGCCGTCCAAACGCCGTCAAATCCTGTATTTGACCCATCTACATTAAGAATTTTGACTCGCTCGTCTACTGCAACACCGTGTGAAACCAAGTTTCCGTTAATGTCAGAAGTTGTCAGCGTTACGGTGTATGCCGTTCTTTGCTTTGTTTTAATGTAAAAAGTTGGTCCATCTGTTCCGAATCTGTCGTCAAGGGTGATCTGGCCGCTCCTAATGACTCCTGCGTCTATCCCAACGGCGCTAATAAGACCAGTTGTTATTGACCCGGTAACGATGTCATTAGTTCCGACGGCGTTTTCCCAAGCTGCCCCGCCTGGGGCAACTCTCCTAAGCCCAGCAGGTGTTCCACCAAGGTGATAAACAATAGTCCCCTCTGGGTAGCTTGAAGACGGGACGGTTGGCAGCGTTGCGGAATCAATGATCTCTATTGCCTTAAGGCTTGACACAAGCTTATTGGCAGTAATGGCATTGTTGCTCAGGTCTTCGCCCTTAATCTGAATCGGGCTGACAACCTCTGAGTCATCGCTCATCTCGCTTGCGGTGTTGTCCGTGCTCATTGCCCGAACCTGATACCTATAGTTCAGGGCGTAAGAAAGCCCGTTGTCGTTGATGTAATTTGCCTTGGTGTTCTGTATTGTCCTAAACTCAGTAAAGTTGTAGATTGCCCATCCAGTTGCCGCAACGGAGGTGATCGTTCCGCTTTCAACCGACGTGTAGGTGAAGGTGGTCGTTGTGGTCCCGGTGACGGTCCATTCGCCCTCAATCTTGTTTGATGCCTGCCCGTAGATGTCGTTATCCATCTCGATTCTTACCTTGTCGCCATTGACCATGCCGTGGGCGCCAGAGGTGGTAATTGTTACGGTTGTTGCTGCTCGCGCTACATTCGTAATCGCCTTGAATATACCGTCCTGGCGCTGCACCTCAAACGAAGAGATATTCTTGTTTCTCTCAAGGTCCTCATTGAAATCCCAGCTGACAGTAGCGGACTGAATGCTTGCGATTGCGTGGATTTCCGACGGCGGCGCAGGGGTTGGCGGCACTGGGTTTACCTTGTCAAGCTCTCTTAGTCGCTCGCTAACAAGGATAAATGAGTTACGCTGAAGGCGAACATCACCGCCAACCGTAATACTGTAAACAACGTCCATGCCAAGCATCTTTGCCTTGACGGACTTGACAATTAGCGGCTTTGCAATCTCCATTGTGTTCCAGATAAATGGAACAATGTCTCCAACTTCGGGGATTGGATAAATCGCGTCGTAGGCGTCTCTTGGTCGAATGTCAAACTCATAGGACTCAATGGGTAAGCCGTTCTCTTTCCA